TATTTGTGGGCTGAAGATGTTGTTCTAACTATACCTACCGCTTCTAGTGCACCTTTGGTGTCACAGAGTGGTAGACGTACGAAGAAAAACCTTTCAGCAACTAATCAGAAGAATTCTTTGAATGCTAATGATGAATATGGTAGTGGAATTATTTCTAAACCTGCTGCTGCAATCGCTAAAGCTGCTGGGCAACTAAGCTCCTTGCCAGTGATTGGGCCGTACGCTACAGCCACACAGATTGCTTCTGGTGCTGTTTCCAATATCGCTCAATTATTTGGATATAGTCGTCCAACAGTTGTAACTGATACTCAGCTAATGAAACCATCTCCTACTGGTAATCTAGCTAATACTGATGCGGCTGATGCAGCTATGAAGTTGACACTAGATAGTAAAGCTGAATTAACAGTCGATTCTCGAACTGTAGGATTAGATGGAACAGATCAAATGGGAGTAACTGATTATGCTCAAAGGGAATCATATTTGACTACCTTTACTTGGGCACCTGATCAGACTGCTGATGATTTGTTGTGGAATACGCGAGTTTTACCTATGATGTTAGATAATATCAATGGTGAAATTCATATGACTCCACTTGCTCATATTGCTACTGCTTTTGAAAGTTGGCAAGGCTCTTTGAAATTCCGATTTCAAATTGTCAAAAGTGACTTTCATAAAGGCAGGATTTTGGCGCGATGGGATCCAAATCAGTTCACATCATCCGTTGATTATAATGTCAACTACTCTCGAGTCATTGATATTGCTGAAACGGATGATTTTGAAATTGTTATTGGTTGGGGTCAAGCCGAACCTTGGAAAGAGTGCGGTTCGCCTTTTGCGTCGGGATCCAATTTTTCATCTGTTACTCGTATTTTACAAGATTCGGAACAGGGTAATGGAATTCTCGAATTGGCTGTACTTAATGAACTTGTATCACCAAGTATTGATGCTCCTATTACTATCAATGTGTTTGTATCAGCTTGTGAAGATATTAAGTTTGCTGCCCCAACAAATAGTCGTATGGGTACTCTTCATCTCTTTCCTCAACCGGAAGCTTTGGCTGCAAAAGAAGAGGGATTGGATCGCATTTTGGAATCACAGTCTTCTACACCAAATGTGGAAACTGGTGATTCAACCAATTCTGATAAACCTACAGCATCAGGTGAGATGCAAACTATTGCAAAACGCTCTGAACCTGATGATGCTACTTATATGGTTTATTTTGGTGATCCGCCTACTTCTCTGAGAGAATTGATGAAGAGGTATACTTTTTCTAGATATTGGGTAGCTCCTGAAGCTGCCTCTGGAAATATTCAAATAACTAGATTGCGAAACAAGAACCTTTCATATCATTCAGGGTATGATCCTGAAGGTGTCGATCTAGCACAAGATGGTACCACTCCTTTAACTATTACTCCTAAGAGTTTTCAGGCGTGGTTTACTCCATCATATGCTGGTGTACGTGGTTCTACACGTAGGAAGTATTTCTTTGATTCAACGATTCGACAATCTCCAACCATAGTTAGGTTTCCTCGAACAGATACTAAATCTGGAATTTTTAGTACAACTCAACGTCCATTAACTAATACTGCTACTGAATTGACAAAATTTCTCTCAAACGAGAGAAATCCTGCTTCTGGAAGAGGTTGTACAGCTACTAACTTAGAAATCAATAATACTATTGAGGCTGAAATGCCTTTCTATATTGATAGAAGGTTTGTGGCTGCACGTTCTATTCAAGCTCAAACTTTGCCAGTTGGGTCTCATCAGATTGAACTTGTTGATTATAAACGACAAGAATATGATGCTGACAATACCATTTTGGCTTGGCAACAGTATGATGCTGTTGGAGAAGATTTTAGTTTGTTCTTTTTTACTGGTGTACCTATCTATTATAATTACACCATTAATGATTTGTCGTAGGTTACGATATTTCATATTTTATTTTATAATTCATATATATTTTACGCACTTTTTGTAAGAATCTCGGTGTGTAATCTTATTTTTGAGATTCGTTAACACTTTTGCTGTAACTATGGAAACATAGGTAGAAGTGTACTCACATGGTGGTCCGTGTGGGCGGCGTTAGCGCGTCGTGAGACTAATTCTAACTCTATAAGGAGTTTTCTGGTATTTTACCTCGGGATTAGTCTCGAGGGTTTTGCCCAGGTCACTTCTTTAAGAGTCAGTTCGTCTCGCCTGTATATAGAC